TCGCGCTTGCCGCTGATCGGGTTGATCCGCCCGGCGATGTCGGTGGCGATCGTCTGCGGCCCTTCGCCACGAGCGAACCCCTCCGCGATGACCTTGCGCGCCGTTTCGACCTGTTCCTCGACGTAGCCAGTGACCCGCGACGCCGCCTCCGTCCTGATTTTGGACTCGGCGCGTGGGTTCGTCATATCGAACCGGAACACGATGTTGGTCGGCTCGGGCCCGTCTAGCGACAAGGCGGGCGGGGCAGGGCGGTTGGGCCCGGATGGTGCGGCGGGTTGGGCGACTGGAGCGCGGATCGAAGGCGCGCGGGGCCGCTGAAACGCCTGTGCGCGTTGCTTGGTGAGCGCTACCGACGACACCTCGCCGGCCTGTGCGAACGCGCGTTGTCGCTCGATCGCGTAACCGCTGAACGCGGCCGGTTCGATGTTGAGCGCGTCCACCGCCGCGTCGATGTCGCCAGCCTTCAGGGCTTCCACCAACACGGCGTAGTTGATGCCTGAACGCAGCAGCGCGACGACTGCCAAGAATACCGTCAGCAGGGCTGGCGATAGTTCGTCGAACAGCGCTTCGTCCTCGTCGTTCACCGGCGCACCACGAAGCGCACGACGCACACCGTACCAGCCGCAGGCACGTTCTCGGCCTTCAGGACCGTCACAGGCGAACCGTCTATTTCGAGCACGTCACCGAGCTCGTAGCTGCCGATCCACGGAGCGACGATCACCTGAAGGTCGGTGGCCGCGATCTGCCCGCCGTTCTCTACCGACGCCCCCACCAGTTCCTTGCCTACACCGCGCGCGACACCGTCTAGGACCGTGATGTCCCGCGACGGTGGGGCAGGCGGGTCCCAGGGGTTGGCCGGCTCAGCGTCAGATAGGTAGCGGACCAGCTCAATCGTGCCCTGCCCAAGTCCGCCCTCGCTGGTCGGTGCGAGTAGCCGTTGCGCCGTCGCACGAAGGCGGGTGTAGGTGTCGACCATCTCAGCTACCAATGCTCCACAGGAAGGCGCCGCCAGATTGATCGCACACGAACTGACGCAGCGCTGCGTCGATCATGGCATCCACGAAGCCGATTGCTCCGCCTGCCGTTTTGGCATCCTCGAAATACTCGACCTCGACCGCGCCCTCGACCTTCTCGCGCTTGACCCGCTGGCCGGCAGCCGTGGATCCACCACGCAGGATGCCAGGCGTCTCGGCGTCGAGCCACGCGGCACGGTAAGCGGCATTGACGATTGCTGGCGGGATCGCATCGGCGGGAACGGCGATGGTGCAGTTGAGTGTCGCGCCAGTGCGGGGCCAAGCCTCTTCCTGCGTGAAGGCAGCGGTGCGATCGCCGGTCCACAGGCCCTCGTAGCTGTCGACGTAGGCGGTTCCGCGCGCGCGCAGAACGGTAGACGAGGGAGCGTCGTTCGGCAGGGTGTAGCCTTGCTGCTCAAGCCACGCCTCAAAGCCCTCGTCAGTGCCGTACGCCATCAGACCGTGACCGCGATCGTTCCGGCCTGCGTCTTGATGCCGCCGTCAAGGCGTGCGCGGATGCCTTGCAGGGTCGTGACGGTGGTTTTCACGTCGGCACTAATCGTCTGCAACGCCTTCAATGCGTCGCCCAGCGTGACCGCCAACTTCGCCAGCGCCTCAAGTGCTGGCTTATCAATGACGAATGGCGTGAACGAGCCGTCCTCCGCAGCGCTGCCAGCGACGCGCTTCCACGAGTCCATGGTTTCGAGAATAGTGTCCGCCATCAGATAGGCCTCGTGTAGAAGAGGAAGGTCATCTTGGCGCGTACCGCAGCGGCAAGTGCACCACCGGGTCCACGAATGACGTAAATCAGCTTGGACGCAGGCGGGATGACCACGATTTCCTTGATGCGCAGCTCTTCGCCATTCGTCGGAATGAAGCCGCTCGACGTGATGGCACCACCCGTTGGCGCGACAGTCGGCGTGTTGTAGCGGAAGGTTCCGGCTGACACAGCCCCGCCAGCGATGCGGTTGTTGATCGTCGCTACAGTCGGAGTTGGATTGGTGGCGATCACCGAAGCCGCGCTATAACGATCGTACTCAAGCGGCGCGTTGCCTCCGACGACGTTGTGCGAGAATGCCCGGCTGGTCATGACGTAGTTGACACCCGAACCGGCTGGATTGGCCAGTTCGGCGACAAGGAAGGCGCCGCTCGCCACGGAAACGATGGTCGTGCTGACGGTGTAGCCATTGGCCGCGAATATCTGCTGGTCTTCGTAGGACAGGCCATCGCCGATCGTCGCAGGGGTTGGCACCTCCCGCCACGTCCCGCCGCTATCGCGATAGGTGGTAACGTCGTTCACTGCTGCCACTGATACGCTCCTAACGAAAAGGCCGCCGCCCGGAAGCGACGGCCCTGAGGTGAGGGAGAGGGTAAGCCGTTACTTCGCTGGCGATTTACCGGCCGCATCGAGCTTGGCCGTCAGTTCCGCCACCTTGGCGCGCAGGTCGGCATTCTCCTGCTCCGCAACAGCGAGCAGGCCGTCGTCCTCGGCATCGGCGTCCGGCTTCTTGCCGAAATCGGGAAGCTCGCCGACGAGCAGCGCGGGATCGTACTCGGCTTCCTCGCCGGGCTCGACCCACTTGGTCTCGACGCTCGAATCCTTTTCCTTGGACGCCTTCAGCGTAATGCCGCGCAGCCCGCCGGTGTAGTTGGTCACCTTCTTCATGGCGTCAGATCCCATCGCGATAGGAAACCGTCCGCGGACGGTAGATTTCGAGCTGGCCGACGTTCATCACGCCGTCGACACGCCACGTCATGGACGAGGTCGCGAAGGGCGGCATGAATTCGAAGTCACCTGGCAGGAAGAACTCCATATTGTCGGGCGACTTCTCATAGGCGATCATGCGCGCGGTCGCGCCGGCACCGGCGGTCGTCAGCTCGCGACTCGGGCGAATGTCGAGCGGCTGGCCGGTCAGCGCGGTGTAGCTGTTGTTGGTCTTCAGGAAGGTGAGGACCGACATGCCGACGTTTGTCATCTGCGTGTTGTTCGCGTCGAGGAACTTGCTGGTCGGCAGGATCAGCGCGTTCGCCGTCGCCGTCTCGCCGCTGTTGACGTACACGTCGGTTAGCGCGGCGTTCACGTCGGCGAGCTTCTGCTGCGGCGTGGCGGTGTTCCAGTTGGTACCGGACGGCGCAGCGGCCTGCGGGACGAGCGCGTTGTTGATGAGGCCGGTGAAGCCCTTGCCCGTCGAGCCCGAAATCACTCGGTCGTAGATGAACTTCTCGGCGACCATGCGGGCAGCAGCTGCCTTCCGGCCGTCAATGCCCACGCCCATCTTCGACGCGCGGTTCACCTCTTGGAGCGACAGCTCGTAGCCGACACCCGCCAGGTGGAAGTTGGTGACGCCCTGGTCCCAGTTGACCGACGCGTTCGGAATGTCGAACGCCTTGCCGCCGATGTAGTGGGCCACACCCGCGATGTCGCCCGAGTAGACGAGCGTACCGACGTCCCACAGGTCGCCGTCCGTGTTGACCGGCACGAGGCCGGCGTAGTCGAACGACGGGTACTTCTGCTCGAAAACCCGAGTATGCGTGCGATAGAGCGCCGGAACCGCGAAACCTGCGGCCTGCTGCGCGTCGGTGAACTGCTGTCCGTTCATGTTCTTCAGCCCCCTTACTGCTGGACGACGCGGAGCTTGACCGGGTTGCCGCTCGTCACGGTTTCCAGGAAGCTCGCGGGAATGGCGGTGTTGCCGGTCGCGGCCGCCGTGATGACGCCCGCCGAAGTGACGTAGGCCGCCGCGCCCGGCGTGGTCGCGCTGCCCGCCGTGACGTAGATATCGCCCATGTCGAGAAACGAGATGTTCTGGTACTGGGCGTAGGTGTCGACTGCCTGGGCGACGCCGTTCACGACCTGGGCGACGACGCCCGCATTGGCGACGGCGATGCCCTTGAACTTGGTGCCGGGCGTCGACGTGATGCCGCGATCAGCCGCGCCCTGGAAGCATGCTGCGCCGAACGCGATACCCGCCACGGTCTCGACGGTACCGCTCGGGCGACCCTGCGTGTTGCCGTTCGCCAGCATGCCAGGGAAGCCGGCCTGGTAGGTGGTGCGCGTGGCGTTCTGGATGGTGATGGCCATGTCTGTGATCCCCCGTTAGGCCGCGTCGGCTGCGTTGAAGGGCTTGCGCCACGCATCCGTCAGGTCAGTCTTCCGCTTGGCACGCGCGGTCGCGTAATCGGTTGCCGCGTCGCCCACGATCACCGGCGTGCCGATCGAGTGAATGCGGCCTGCCGCATCGTCGACCTTGGCGTCCTTGGTGAGCGCGTCGAACGCGATGGCGATGTGCTCGGCGGAGTAGGTGTTGCCCGGCATCGCCTTGTCCACGACGGCCTTCTTGATCTCGTCCTCGCCCATGGCGTCGGTGACGGTGATGCCGGCCGCCTTTCCCTTGGCGACCACGATCCCGTACGCCTTGGCGGCGTCGCGCAATTGAGCCGGCGTCGGCTTCGCTGCTTCGAGCGCGGCCTTGTCAGAGGTGAGCGTCACGATCGTTGCGTCGCGCTGCACGATGGTGGCGTCGCGCGCGGTGACCAGCCCCTCGGCCGTCTCGGCACGGGTCTTCAGGCCGTCCCGCTGCTCGACCAGTCGGTTGATCGTAGCGGTTGCGGCGTCGGCATCGGCGACGTTGACGGGCAGCCCGTCGATGGTCAGCGTTCGGGACACGGGCTTCTCCTGCTTGAGGCTGTCGAGGATGGTGGAAGGGGCGGTGGAACAGGTGGCGGCGTCGCCGATGCGGCAGGACGGCCCCGCGCGGCCTCGGTCGACGATCGCGACGTGATTGCCGGTAATGCTGGTCTGACGGGCTTGGCACTTGGTGCCGTCCGCCGCGGTGAAGTCGCCGAACTCCAGGCCAGCGCTGTAGCCGTTGGACAGCTCGACCTTGCCGCCTTCCACCTTGGCGATCGTGGCGGCGTCCATCAGGACCAGATCGAACGCGAGGTGGTCGCCGTCGCGGATCGCTCCCATGACGACACCACGGCTGTGGTCGCGCCAGTTGCCCGCGGTGACCGCCTCGATGGGGTGATCGTCGGTGATCGGCTTGCCGATGAAGGAGCGAACCGAGGCGCTGTCGAACACCGTGTCAGCGTCACGCGCGACATGGACGGTCGCCGCGTCGCGGAGCCCGTGCGCGTTGTCGGGGTCAACGTCGCGACCGGAATATTCGTAGTGACCGACGCGCGCGGCCTTTGCACGGACGGCAAGGTAGCCGTCAGCCGTGCGGCGGGGGGCGTCTAGCGTGAGGGCATCCGATACGAACACCCTGCCCGATTATGCGGGCTAGGCGGGGGGGGTTACCGCCGTCAAACAGGGAGGCGTTATCTCCGCGAAGTGAGTCACGTTGTCCAGCGCGCTACCCTCATGTGCCTCTGACCAGCTGGGATCGCCCATGCCGAAGTGAGCGCCGCTAGCAGCCCACTGACCAACGACGGCGTAATCGTCATTCCAGAGCAGAACCTCGCGACCATCCTTCAGGGCGTTGGCTATATTCGCGATGGGCTGCCAAGGGATCGTCACTGCCCCTCCGCCAGCAACGCGTCGTCATAGACATGCGGCGTGTCGTGGCCGTCGAGATTGGCTTGCCGGGTGAGATCGTCCATCATCGCCCTTGCGGCGCGCTCTAGCGGGGTCATACGCGACGCCCACGTTCCGCCATAATGGCGTCAGCTACGGTATAGGCGATGCGAGCGGCAAAACTGGCAATTTCCACATCTATGCTACCGGAAAGTCGCTGATCTCGTCCGGCAAGCTCAACAGTGGCCGTCAAGGCGTGGCCGGCGAACCAGTCACGCAGTTTGCGTTCATCGGTCGGTACGCTATTGATGTTCTCAGGCATGTCGAACCTCCACGTTCGTTGTGCTTAGACCCGCCCGCGATGTTTCCTGCATCCGGGTGGGTCGCTGCGGCCGGTATCGCGATTGCAGGGAAGCCGAATACCGGACTTGAACCGGCGACCTCCTACCGATGTAGGCGCTCTACCAGCTGGGCTAATCCGGAATACACCCGCACCAGCCGCAGCATCAATCCCATACCATTACCGACAACGCCCTACAACCGCAGTAGGGCGGCCGGCCGGGCAAGTCATTCCGCTCAGGCGCTTCCATCACCGTCCTGCCGTCGACCTCTCTCCCGATCATGGCGCGATCGTCCGAGTAGAGGTTGCCGTCACGCTCCTCGTGGCGAACGCGCGGGTGCTTCTTCAGACTATGCTTCCACTCCCAAACGGATAGCCCAGCCTGCGTCCGCCGTTCGTCCGCCAGAGCCGCCGACACCTTGCTAAGCTGGTCGCTGGCGATCCTCAACGACCGATCCCGCGCGAACCCGGTCGCCTCGCGGATGTCGCGTGCCACGTCGCGGGCCGGCGACCGGTTCTGCAACCCGGCGAACACGGCGTTGCTGATCCGCTGGCGTGCTTGGTCGCCCACGTCCTTCACCAGCCCGGCGTTCCACGACAGGTACGCTTCCAAGGTTTCGCGCACGTCGCCGACAGTCAGCAGGGTAGACAGGTCCACGCCCGACGCGCTCAGCACGGCTGCGGCCCACTTGCCGCGCTGCCACGTCTCCACCCGCAACAGCCAATCCCGCAGCGCTGGCGTCAACGTCAGCACCAGACGCGACAGTTCGGCGCCGAGCTCGTCCAG